ATACACTTTTACAAAAGTTGCATTTGAGACATACAACCTTTCTCCCTCAAGTTTTGAGAAATTTTCCAATCTATCCAAAAGACTGTTATTATCTAATGGGATAAAATTAGCGACATTAGCCGACACATCGCTATTCTGATTTAAACATTTGTACATCTTTCTTGTATTTCTATCATAATATATATAGTTAATGTCCTTAACTCCAGCTGTTTGAATGTCTCCACCATATCCAACACAACCAGCTAATCTAGCTAACATCATACCCTCTAATGCTTTTCCTTCTTCTGTTCCAAACTGTACTATCCCAGCTTTTTCTCTTGTTGCTCCTTCTTGAATTTTTGTAACTGCATCATTTAATTTCTCTGTTTCCTTATCTATTAATTCTGAGTTTTGATTAAAATCATCTATGTTATAATAATCATTTCCCCCTGGTTTTATTAATCTCAAATGCTTAGTATATTCTGCCATTCTTATCTCCTTTCATCATAAATACTTCTGTTTTTTATAGTTTTTAAAGATGTATGTTTCATAGAACTTAACTCAATATGTTTGTGATACTTTCCAATAACATCAGCATCATTATAAAGTCTAGTATCATAAATCGCTTTATGTGTTTTAAGTTTTAAGCTATTATGAGTCAAATAAGCCACTTGATTATGTGTATTGTATCTAAATTCAATACTGAAATTTAGATGAGCTGGTTTATTAATATGAATAAAGTTTTTAAAGTTATCCAAATTAGATGGTAGCCCGACTACTGAAGTAAATTTAATTATGAAAGAATAATCATTGTAATTCTCAATAACTTCAATTTCTCCATTTGTGAATATCTTAGCTTGTTCTTTTAAAACGTGAGGTGTAAAAATATTTTTAGATAGTAAAGTATAGATAATTCTGTCTTTTCTATCCTGTAAGCTCCAACCATTTTTATAATCTAATTCCATAAACCTTTCATAATTAGCCACTTGTTGCTCATTAAAAAAAGCTATAAATAATAGCTCCTTATATTTTTGTATATCGTTTTTAGCATATTCACAGATTAAATCTAATGTTCTGATTAAATCTTCTTGTAAACTATTTCTAGCTATTTTAGAAACTTTCTTAATTAATCTATTGCTCATTTATAATCACTGTCCCAACTACTAATATCTCATCGTCTGCAATTTCTATATTAGAATTAGAATTGTTTACTTTTACAAAGTTATCATTTACTCCATCTATTTCTAAAATAGCTTTCTCTAAACGATTAATAGATAGTATTGTTTTATTAGCTTTCTCAAAAGTAGCATTCCCAGTTTTTATAACAGCTTTTAAAAGAGATTCAATCTTTTCTTTTACATCTGATAAACCATATCCAGATTTTAATATAGTATTCACTTCTATATTTATAGTCTTAGCTCTAAAGCTTTCTATAGTTACATCAGCTCCAACGGGTCTACCGTCATCGCTCTGTATTCTTTCTCTAACTTTTTGAATTAGACTAGAATCAGCTATATCATTATTATAATTGGCAATTAGAATTTTAACAGTTCCATTACCATTCCAAAGAGGTTTTACTAAGACTTTTCCAACTCCATCAACTTGTTTAGCCCATTGCTCATAATCATATATATTTCCACTGTGAGCAGGTCTTGTAGCTTTTTCTTTAGCTCTAGCTACAAGTACAGAGTTAGGTTCTTTATCATATCCATTTATAATTTCTTTTTCGTTCGTAACACTGTAGATATTGCTATTTTGAATTTCAAAAGTTGTAATTTCTCCTATTGCAGCATTACCTATTTTTCCTTCTGATAAGCATTCTATTTCTATCTCTGCAACTCCAGCTGTGCTAAGATATTCTTTTCTTAAAGATTTATATTTTATACCATCTCTATTAAGAAATATTGTATTTTCTTCTATGATAGAGTTTGCTTTTCCTGTTACTTTTAAAGTTCCTTTTGCCTTAGTTCCAACTCTTCTTTTTACTCCAAACATTAAAGCATGCTTATCAACATATTCATCTTCTGTAGCTGTATCTATGAATGTTTGTTTCTCCCAAAACTCTAACTCTTTATAAACTTCTTCTGCTGTAATTCCAAATGTTGCAGCAATATCAAAATTGAAAGTCCCTTCCATTTTTGAAAATGGGTTTTTAAGATTATCCAGAAAATTATTTCTTAATTCAATTTTATCTTTCATTTACACCTCCATCTCTAGCTCTCCATACACAGTTTTAACATTAAAGGTTATTTGTGGAACATATTCATCTTCGTTAGAAATGACAAAATTATAGCACTCTGTGATGTAAGGATTTACTAGTAATGTATCCCTTATTTGGTTTATCATTAAAGCATCTTTAACTGTTTTATGATAGATAGTTCCTATATTAGTTTCTAATTCACTCCCGTATTCATCACTATGCACATCAGTATACCTAAATCTTTCAGTCTTTAACGCTTTGAATATCCATACTTTTAAAGCTTCATTTTCTTCTAAAACTTTTACATCATTCCCTTCTTTGATATATTCTCCAGTTTTAAAATCTATAGCATATTCTTTAAAAATTGGCATTTCTTCAACTTCTGTTTCTGATTTTTCAAGAAAAATATTAAAATCTTTTTCCACATTACACCCCCTTTATTGCTCCACTTGGCATTTTAACTATTTTTGTTACAACTACATAATGTACTCCCAAAACAAGCACAAGCACTTCATCCCCTTTTTGAAGTGTATCCTCGAACCAAATATCCTTGTGAGATTTATATGTTCCATTTCCCTGATAGTTTCCACTTCCTTTTAACTTTGGTATCTTATGCCCCATTGCATCCTGAGTAGTATTATCGTAATCATATTTAGATACATCTATTTTTATTTCATCAATAACACCATCTATTGTATAATCTCTATGATAGTGAGGTAATAAGTAATTACTACAGTATATTTGCTCAGATGGTATAACTTGCCCATCAAATTCAATCGTTAAGTTTGGGGGTGGAGTGACTACAGATGCCTTTATGATAGATGTTCCTTTTGTAGCTTGTCCTATCATTTCACCTATTAAAGAACCTAATTCGCTCATCTCTTATCCCACCCTTCTGGAAACAGTTGATCCAATTTACTTACTTTTTTAGCTTTTCCTTTTTTAGTTTTCTTACCTTTTTTAGGTTTGTCACTTTTTTTAACTTTTTCTTTGTTTTCAAATTCCGCTTTATCCATTACATTTTCAAATGCTAACTCAACATTACAATAATGAGTTTCTCCTTCAAAGACATGAGCATCTGATTTAACTAAGAAATCTCCAACAAGTCCAGAGTGTGGCTCTTGTATTCCTATATTGTATCCAGCTTGAATTAATACATTCCCTAAACATTGTAATTTTGCACTTTTTTCTACACTTTTTAGCATATCTTTTGCATTTGCTATATTATCTACATCTTTTTCATATTGCATAACTTGTTGAAATAGTCCAAATTTCTTTTTATCCTCTGAATTTTCAACTTTATTAAGTATTTGTTGCTTCTCATTTTCTACTTTATAAATAACGATTTGATTTATCATATTTTCTATACTTTCTTCATATGAAGATGTAGAAATGTTATCAGCACTAGTTAAAAGAACATCAGCATGACTTCCTTGCTCAACTATATCTATTGCTTTATCATTACTAACAATAGAATAAATCTTTTTATTTTTTCTATGTTGAATAGTGTAAGCATTTAATATTATTTCATATCCGCTTCTATCAATAGCCGGATATGTACAAGTAACCTCATCTTGTGGTATTTTACCTACTTTTAAATTAAGTTCTCCGCAGATTTCTTTTAATATTTCACTTGGCTTTTTTCTAAAGAAATTTTTAACAAAGTTATTTTTATTTAAATAAATAGAGTTATCATAAGCATAGAATGTTTTAACATCTGTTTCTCCTTTTCTTGAATGAAAAAATACTTTTCCAACAAATAATTTTTCATCATCATAAGAAAATTCAATTTCATCTCCTATTTCAGTTATGATATCTCCTAAATACTCAACTTCTAACTTTCTAGCTGTTCCATGAATCGCACCACTCCATATAACCTGAATAAAAATATTTTTATATTCTTTTCCATTAACATATATTTTTACTTTTTCCATATTATCACCTTTGAAGTAAGCCTCTAGCTACATCTAGCAGTGTTTTATTTTTAGTAAACTCTATTAAACTTATTTCTATATCTATATCTCCAGTTCTTTCAACTATAGAAAAATTTAGAGTTTGAATATAGCATTTAAAAAATATGTTGAATTCAGGAACAATTAAAGTTAAAGGTTCTTTATCGTTTTTTAATTTAGTTAATGTTTCAACACAGCCAGATGGTGTTGCAGATAATAAATAATTAAAAAAAGGTGATTTAAGATTAGGAAAAAATGTAGAAAATGTAATTCTTTCAGCTTTTCTATTTCCTATTAATGTCTTTTCTCCTACGTCAATTATTTTAAAAATCTGTGTGTCTTGCTCACTCTCAATCTTTAAATCCAAAGGTGGAACCACAAAGAAAAAAGGAGTGCTTGTAGAATTTTTCAATAAAATAAATGTTGGTTTCATACCGGGCCTCCTTCTAATTTGTTATTTGTACATAATTTTTTAATTCTGCCATTATTTTTTGTTTAGACATTTCTGCAGTTTTTTCTAAATCAGCTTCATTTTTTATTACAACTCCACCCATATTAACATTTACTTGAGGAGAAAAATTAGTAGTAGATGCTATAGGAGCCTTAACACCTAGACTTTCAAATGTCTTTTCATATTCAGATTTTGGTTTTTTAGGTAGAGTAGAATTTAAGGAATTTATACTTCTATTTTTCAATAATATTTCTTGTTGTTTTAAATCTTCAGGAGTTAATCCAAGAGCCCTCAAACCTATAGTATTATTTTTAAGTCTATTTAATTGTGACTCGTCTAAAGATAAAACTATCTGATTTTTTTCGATTTCAATTTGTTTTTGATAATCTTCAGATTTCCAACTAGCCATTTTATTTTCTCTCTCTACATCTAATCTAGCTTGTTTATCTGCATCTTCTCTAGAATAACCTTGTTTCATATATTTATTAGTGTATTGTGAAATTTTAACTCCTTCAACAGCACTTTTTGTTAATCCAGTCTTATTATCAATCCATCTTCCAAGTTTCCAACCTCCAAATGCACCAATAACTGGTAATCCTGCACCAGCAAAGATTGATTCTGCCATTGCTGCTACTTTTAGTGCAGCAAAACCTTGTATAGCTTCAGATAAAAAATTAAAAATTTTATTAAAATAAGTTTCAACGTTCTGAGTATCAAAAGTTCCTTTAGAATTTAATTCAGCCATTTTAGATGTGAACTTATTTATGAAGTCAGTCGCAGTTGGTGCTAAACCCTCTCCAATAGAAATCTTTAAGTCATCAACAGCACTTCTAAATTGAGCTAGTTTATTTTTTGTTGTATTTTCCATTTCACTAGCCATTTTATCTGTTGCACCTGTTGCATTTTTTATAGCATTCTCTGCTTTTTCTATCCCTTCTTTTG